TAGTCATTACACGCATCAACTTAGTATTATCAAACATCCATATTGGTGCGCTATAGTTCCACATATCTCCTACCTTGTTGGCTAGTGCAGCAATATTTTTTTCATTGCCTTCAGTATTGATGCCACGGAGTTTAGCCTCTTTAATCATCTCATAAATATAGTTTAATAGACTACCTTCATGACCTTTCCACATAAGAACTGCTGGGTGATTTCGCCACCCTCCAGTCTTAGACATACCAGAGTTGACGTTAAGAATTTGGTAACCCTCAAGTATTTGTTTGTTTAATCTTTTATTATCTAAAGCCTGAGCACATTGTTTAAATGTGGAATGTGGTAAAAATGTTTGCATTATGCAATAGCCATTTCTTGGCATCTTGTGCACATTTTATAATTATTACCTGTAAACGGACATTTACCAACCTCAATAAAAGAATGATCTTTTACTACACAAATAAAAGATTTAACTATATTACGAATCATCGTAATGGCTCCCTAGTTACTAACACAATAGCACCCTCCATCTCTAAAGCCTTCTTAACCATAGATACATACTTAACTGCATCTAACTTTTCATCATGGGTCATTTTTGTGAACGACCTTTCATCTAATTTTATCGTAAGAAAGGTATTGTTGTCAATAAGACTTACCCCAAAGTTTTTGGGAGCAGGTATAGAATGAAATGCCATACGCATTTTATCTGTATACATTACATCTTCCTAACCCATACCTGATTAGATTGTTCTAATAAAACAAATAGACCCTCTTGCTCTTTTAAAAATCTATCTATTGCAATACCTGGAGCCTTTTCTGGATCTCCAGATTCGTGCTGCCAAGTGTAATCATCAAATGCAATAATTCCACCAGACTTTAAAAGTTTCCAAGAAAGCACGGCATCTGAATACACACCTGCTGCAGTATGATCTCCATCTATATATATAAAGTCATACTCGTTATTGTCGTTTTCTAAGAAGTCTTTACTTGATTGTTTTTGTTTAATTATATTAGAAAACTTAGCCATCTTATTGTCATATGTTAGTTCAACATCATTCCAGTCAAACTGTTTATGAACTGCTTCATCACTTCCAGCCCAAGTATCAATATCGGTTAAAGTAGAAGTAGTGTCAGTTAAAATATTATCAAGCAACCATTTTGAAGCATCTCCAGTATAAGATCCTACTTGTAGAAACTTTAGTCCCTGTTTGTTTTTATACTCTTGTAAATAGTTATGAAAGTGATATAAACTAGTCATTAAAAACCAGTTAGGATAGTTGCTGCTCATTATTGCTCCATTGTTAATGCTTGCCAAGTATAGGACCAGTCTTTTTTAGTTTTATGATTATTAAATTCTTTAGAGACTTCTCCAGACTCTAGATAAATACCGCCCCAAACTCCCCATTCTTTACCAGACACACCTACAGCAAAACATGTTTTTGCAACAGGGCATGTTCTACATAGTGAATCTACAAACTCTCTTGTTTCAGGTTTATCTTCATAAATATCAAAAAATACGTTTGTATCTGATCCTAAACAAAGAGCACTATCTTTCCATAAATGTTGTTTCATGGCTATTGCTTATACTTATTCGGAATATCCCATCCATTACGTGTTACCTGATAAATGCGCTGTACATACCAGACTCCATTAACCCTAACACCGTTGACGGCAGTACGACCAGACTCTGATTTTTTTCTATCTACAATATCCCAGCCAAGCCAAGAAAGATTATTATTACGACTAACAATCTTTTCCATTTTTTCTAAATTGGTTACAATCATTTTTTCTCCTAATATCTAAAAATTCCTACTTCAATATTTTGTAATTCAGCCTCTGCTACTAATTTAGACACAGGCTGTTTTGGCTTACTTAAGAATGCAAAGTAGTTTATATATTGCATATTTTCATATACCCACTGAATTGGAACTTTGTAATGTTTAATTTTCATTCCTCTAGCCTTCATGCCACGCTCAGAAAGATTGCAGAACTCTGATACCATTGAGTTTATTCTTGCTGGTCCTGCTGAATAGACATAAAACTCTTTATCGTCTTCTTTCATGCTTGACAAAGCAACACCCATGGCACGGACGAATACGCTGTAGTCATTGAAGTCATTCGTTCCCTGAACTACTACTATCATCTCTCCTCTTTCCCTTACCTAAATTGTCCAGAATAAACAGCATTTTGTCAATATCTTTTTTGGACATATCTGTTGTATCTACTGGTCTTGCAGTTTCTGGAATAATATTTCCATTCTCTGTTTCGGCGGTATAAAAAATATTTTCTTTTACCCAATATGCTTTATTGTCTATAACAATAATCTTAACCATATGTTCTTCAACATGCTTCATAGCCTGTGAAATTCGTTCTGATTTTTGATGTATATTTTTGGGTATAAAATGTTTTGTTCTTTCATGTATAGATGTTTGGCTATACCTGATCTTTCCAAAACTTTTTATATTCTTTTTTACACTAAATCTAATTATAGCGATAGACAGCACAAAAGTCAAGCCCAAGGCTATAATGTATTCCATTTTATTTCCTACTATTCAGATTTTGTTTTTGTTGTTTTAATAGCAGGTATTGGTTCAGATTTTTGTGCCATAAGTTTGTTTAACTTTAATTGCACCTGTAGCAATTGAAACTCTACATCAGATGACTTCTGACGATAAAAGTTTACTAGTTGCTTTAATTCTTCTACCCCAAGATCTTCCATGACTTACCCCCTTTTTGGATTAAAAGCGCTACCTTCCCAGACTTTCTGAGACTTTTTCTTTTCTCTTTCAACAATTGCACGGGACCAAGAAAATCCTGCATCTCCGCCCCAAGCGTCCCACATAATTCTTCCATTAGATGGGTTACTAGTATTATAGAAGTCTTTACCTTTTTTGTCAACTTCATGGCGAGAAAAGAAAGAATACATACGTTTTACTGTTGAAAGTGACATTGATCTACCAGCCACAATGTCCGTAGCACGACCCCAGCCTACTGGAGTTCCTGCGCCTGTTGCCTTACCCTCTTCTTTCCAGCGAAGAGCACGACGAGCAGCAGCCTTCATTCCAGACGTAGGAGTATATGTTTCAGCCTTATGCAAGTCTAGTGGTTGTATAATTTTTGTTTGACTGTTTATCATACCCAATATTATACCACTGTTAAACTCTTGCGTAAAGGCACATAGTTTGCTATAATAGAAGTAAGGGGGAGTTAATGTCAAAAAAAATACAATTTATTGCCAACAGCAAATATGGTTTTGATACCCAACTTAAGCCATATCCAGCAATTAAGTCTGTCCCAGACTGGTGGAAAAATGCTGGAATATATGATAACAAAATTTATGAAAAAGAAAATAAACTAATAATGCATACTAAAAATCCAAATTGGAGTTTTAAAAAATGTACGCCTATGCTTGATGCCATAGGTTCTGGCTACATCATTCCATTATGGGCTGATGTATTGGTAAGTATAAGAGATGACGGATATTATATAAATTGGAAAACAGAGGCTAGTGTTTTTGAGTTACACGGAAGATCGGCATCAGATGTTCCACCACCAGTTGGCTATGTTAATACTGTTTTTAAATATTTAAATACATGGATACCAATAACACCAAAAGGATATTCATGCCTAATAACTTCACCATTTGGATATAGAGATCTTCCAGTAATGGCAATTCCAGCAATTATTGATACAGATAAATCACTTTTAGAGTTAGTTCCCCCAATGTGGATTAAAGAAGGATTTGAGGGAGTTATAGAAAAAGGAACACCTTTAGTACAGATTACACCATTTAAAAGAGAATCTTGGGAGTCTGAGTTTAGTTTTATTGAAGAAGAAGAACACAAAAAGAATTTAGATAAAAATTTTAATGGAACAATTGTTAGTCATTATATTAAAAATGTTTGGTCAAAAAAGGAGTATAAGTAATGTTTGATAAAAATAAAATACATTTTATTGCTAATAATGAAAAAAGATTTTTATTAGATGATAAACCTTCTCCAGCATATACTGTTGTTCCAGAGTGGTTTAAAGAAACTAAAAGATATTCAAATGGAACCAACAATTATTCTCAAGCAGAAAAAATATCAGAGTCTTTACCAAACACTCCAGTATTTGACATAACATTTAAAGCCTGTGTTCCATTAACAGATTCAATGACTTCTGGATATATTTTAAAACTACCATCAACAATTTTCATTAGCAACAATAGCAGTAATTCTATTGAGCCAAAAATTCAATGGCGTACTGAAGACAGTGTTGCTGATATGCAGCCATCGTCTGTTCTTGGAAAATATCCTACTCCATATGGTCACAACCCAACAGTTTTTAGATGGCATATTGATTGGCATATTAAAACAAGCAACAATTCTAGTATATTAGTAACTCATCCATTTCATAGGTATGATCTACCATTTACTACATTATCTGCAATAATTGATTCAGATAAGCATCCAAACTCTTTGGTTATACCCTTTTTTATAAGAGAAAATTTTCATGGTTTTATTGAGGCTGGTACACCAATAGCACAAATTCTTCCATTTAGTAGAGAGTCTTGGGAGTCAGACTATTCTATAAAAGAAAAAGAAAACTATGGAATTGAGCAAATAAAAAAGTTTTACGAAAGAGGATATAAAAAACTTTTTTGGTCTAAAAAAAATTATAAGTAATTATATAAAATGTTTTACTATTGCTGCAGTAGCAAGAATACACCATAAAATATTAAACCAAATTATGGTGGGAAGTGTTTTAACGGTTGATGACCATATCAATGCAAAACTAGATACTAAAGCAAAAATATAAAGCCACCACCATTGTTTTCCAAATAAAAGACCTGGAAAAATTATACTTATCTTTGTCATAAAAGCAAAAAACTCTACAGTATTTGGCTTATTCCAATATTTTTTGTAGCGCATAGTCTTAAGTGCTTTAATCCATTGTGTTTTAAATTTCATTATAGTAATTTTCCTTTAAATATTGATAATGAGAAACAGAGTTATTTATAATATTATCCCACTCCTGTTTTTTATTTTGTCTTATTAGTTGTGACATAACAATTGCTTTTTTTAAATTTTTATTATTTTTAAATGAATCTATTTTTGTAAATGCAAAATTAAATGGTCTATAATCCATTCCAATTGGAATACACGATATGTTATATCCAAAATATCTAGGAACTAAATTATAAAATCTTTCTGGATATTCTTTAGATGTTATTGATCTCCAATAATCGCTATCATCCCTTTTTGATAAAGCATAGTGTAAAGCAACAAAGTCAAAACTTTCTTTGAACATTTCTATTACTACCTTATTAAATCCATTTATATCCCAACTTGTAACATTTTCACGTTCAAGCGCATTAACAAGTTTTAATAATGTTGAGTGTATAAGAAACAATCCAGTACTTTCTAGTGGCTCTAAAAATCCATGCGCCAAACCAATCCCAACTACATTTTTTACCCATGGTCTTTCATAGTAGCCATTTTTAATTTCTATTTTTCTAAATTCCATTTTTTTAGAACGATCTGGATCATAAATAATCATATCTTTAGAATCTAGATGATTTTTAAATTCTTGTAATGCACCATCATCATCAATAAACTCATCACTGTATACATAGCCAGTTCCTATTCTTGACCATAATGGTGTATTCCATACCCAACCATTTTTTAATCCAGTACAATTTGTAAAAGTTTGTAGTTCTTTTTCCTTATCTGTATATTGTACTGGTCCAAACCAAGCCTTATTGTTTGGTAAAATATCTTTTGTATCTATAAATTTTTCTTTCATAAAAGATCCTAAAAGTATACTTTTAAATCCAGAACAGTCTATAAATAAATCTGCAAAAATTTCTAAACCTGTTTCAGTTATTACGGACTTTATTCCATGTTCATCGCCATTAATTTTTGTAATGGTGTCATATATTCTTGTAACACCTTTTGGAATTGCATATTTTTCTGCTAACCAAAGTCCAAATCTTGATGCATCAATTTGATAAACAACATCACGATCTGGTCTAAATGGATATAAGTTTTCGTTATATTCTAAAACTACTTTATTAGTATCTAAACACTTAGACTGTGGATAATAATAATCAACATAATCTTTATTACTAATAGATTGATCAATAGATTTTAAATAAACCCAATCATCTAATCCTAAAACAGTATCGTTTAAATTTGGTGAACCAAATGGATAGTAAAATGTATCAGATTTTTCTTCTAAAAAATTAGTAAAACCAATTCCAAATTTAAAAGAAGCATTGGTAAAACTAATAAAATCTTTTTTGTCTATATCTAAAAAATGTAACCAGTCTGCAAATTCAAAAACTGTACTTTCTCCAACTCCAACAGTTGGTATATTTTTACTTTCTATAACTGTAATTTTTTTATTTGGAAACGCTTTAATCAATGTTGCAGCAGTCATCCACCCTGCAGATCCACCGCCCACAATTACTATATTATTTGTTTTATAAGACACTATTGGTAAACCTTTTTGTGCCAGAATTGTTTTTTATATGATCTTTTTATTTTAGTATAAAGTTTATGATGGGCAGCCTGCATTTCTTTTTCATTATATTCAGAGTACGTGTGTTGCCAATTTTCTCTTTTAAAAGGTATTAATTGTACTAATGGTGTTCCAGCCTCTAAAATACCAGAAAAACTATCTTTTAGTACAAAAGGAAAATTTATCGGAACATGGCTATATGAATCCGTATCAACAACACCAGATAATGTATGGAATGGCAGGTCTAATCTGTTTAATGGATGTATAAATAAAGTAGAATATCCTGGAGGAGTTTTAATACCAAAAAAATTATTCCATTTAAACGCTGCTTGAAAATAACTACTATCAAACTGCATACCACGCCATGATCCATCAGTATGTATGCTTACTAAATTACCACTAGTTCTCCATGCAAAAGAAGGGTTTCTTGTTATTTCTTCTCTATCAATTTCAATATCACCAGATAAAACCATAGTATATCCAGAAGTGATGGCATCTAAAAATGGAGAACAAATTTTAAATGTTCCATGAACATTTCCTGGTATATTTTTATCTAAATATGTAGTTGCCCCTGCCTCTATTTGTGAAGCATCTTTATACCACTGGGGAATAAGCATACTTGCAGGCTTAATATCTTTTTCTAAATAAATACTTTCAGTTGGAACAAACTCAATTATGCTTTTACCCATTTTAACCCCCACTAATATATAATACCTTACTTACTTAATTTTGTCAACTTTTTTTTCACCATATTTACCAAGAATTGCTTTTATACTACCATCTTTGCGTAAACGAACAATCATTCCATTTTTTATTTGTACTGGATTAAAACCATGATGTTGTTTGTAGGACCCAGATGACATTATTTTACAAATGGATTTAGATCAAAAATTGATCCAGACCACTGCCCCATACCCTTTGTAGCCTTATTACGCCAGTCTTCAGGAAGCATGTCCATTGCATTTAATGCACGAGCACGACGAACAATATGTGCTCTTGCTGCACCGTAATCTTTTGCACGACCAACAGAACGAATTGCATTCATAAGATCTGCACGATTTCCAATTGGGAAAGAGCCGTCTGGCATTGCTGTTCCAGCCTCTGCCATTCTTTCACGTTGTCCACCAGAGAATTCTCTCTTATCCATATCTACTCCTTTGTATGTGCCACCACGACGCTTGTACTCTTGTACTACCCAACCATTGGCGACTGCTGAAGGGTAAACATCAAATTTATCTTTTGCTGCTTGAACTACTGCAGCATATAATCTAGGGTTTGCTGGTGTTGATCCACTACGACGTGGCTTAATCATATCTTCGTAATTAGGTTTAGCAGCCATTTCTATTTCTGCGCTATCCTCTCTATCTAATTCAGCATCTTGATAAGGTGCATTAGCCATTTGTGCTTTTTTTACAGGAACACAGTTAGGAACCATTCTTCCGTCTTTTTCTTTCATTCCACGTTGTTCATAACCTACCCAACATGCTTTTTGCACATTGTCCCATTTATCCATTTCTTCATCATCTGAATGATAAGACTTGCTCATATCTGCTTGACAAACTGGACAGTTTTCACAATTTACATTTAATTCTTTACAAGTGGGGCATCCACACCCTTCATATTCTTTTACTACATCATCTTCTTTATGATAAGATTTCATTGTTTCTTCTGCGTCCATTTCGTGCTCCTCAATATCTATTTTTTGTGCATCTGCATACATCATTCCAATACTATATGCAGTTGGTTCCCACTCGCCATCTTCTTCTTTATAAATTCTTACAGACATAGCAGGATTCTCTGGTGGCATAGAAACAAGAGCATATTCAGATCCAGGAGTTCCAAGAGTTCCACCCTCAGTCATTATATGTTCAATCATTCCATGAACAAGACCTTCTGTTGTAGCACCCATAACAAAGTCACCCTCTTTAAGAGTGTGCATATTCTTGTCTATATTGCCTTCAGATTGGTTTATAGCGTAGATCTGTGCTGCTGCCTGTGTACGAGTCTGATGACAGCCCATTACCTCGTTGGTACCCACCTTTAAAGCAGGGTAGCCAGAACAACCGTATGAACCTTTAGCACCTACACGATATGGCATACATAGATTATATCAGAAGTTTCGCTTCTTCATCAGGCGCTTCATCTCTTCCAAAGCCCACTGGTGCTCTGGAGAAAGGGTAGCAACGTCAGAAGCAATAAAAGCCTTATCTGCAAGGGTAACAATAGGACTATCTGATAGAAAATCTACATTAACAAAACCCTTTTCCCATAAAGCCATAATCTCTTGATTAACATGATTGATATGGGCATCATATAAATGTGGCATTAATTCTTTTATTTTAGGGGTAAAAGAATATAATAATTCACCAGTCTTTGAGTCTACCCCTGCTACCTCTAACCCCTTGTTAAGAATTAAATAGTCTATAGCATCTTGATCTTCTGGTATCATATTTTTCCCATCAGGATTGAACATCATCTTTAATAGTTTTTTCATATTTAATAAACTCCTCTAGTTGCTCTCTTGTTTGTGAACCAATTATTCTTTTTACCTCTATACCATTTTGAAACAAAACAAAAGTTGGAACAGATTGAACTGTAAATGTTTTAACTAAATCAGGATTGTCATCCACATCTATAATCTGGAATCCTACATTTGTTTGTTCACGATTTAATTCTTCAACAATTGGGCGAGTTTTTTTACATGGATGGCACCAATCTGCAGTAAAATAATATATTGTTTTCATTTTTTAAACACTCCTTAGACAAATGCTATGTTTATAACTGCACGATAGGCAGATTGTTTAGGTGCTGTTGGAGCATGATATGTAAGTCCATCAAAAAATATTGCCTTACCCATTTCTGGATTTATAGATTTTGAAAGTGTAAGTTCTTTTTTTGTTCCATCGTGTTTTTCATTAAAAAGTAAAGTATTTCCATCACTATCATTAACATAATATAAAAACACTGAATGTGGAAATATATAGTCAACGTGTGGAGATTGATATAAATCTGTTTCTAAAGGCGTTACAAGATTTAGTTTTGCCCTAAGCACCGTAGAACACTGTATATTATGTTTATTTAAAAATTTTACAAAAACATTATTATGTAAATAATCGTAATATCTAGACTCAATTGAAAGTTCTCTTCTTAGGGTATGCGTAAACTGAAAATGTTCTTGTGTGTTTTTATCTATAATTGAAGAATATGAAATATCGTCTTGTTTACAAGTTTTTGTATTAAGATACCAAGCAACTTCTGGTCCAAGAATAAGATCACGAACTGATGTTTTTTCTTCATTTGTTAAAAAGTTATTATCAATAATCATTCTGTTTTTCCTTTTTTATTGTTATTTATTTTTTCTCTTTCATCAACTATCTCAAGCATAAAAGCCATCATTTTTATGTATGCGTCTGGATTATTCATAATTTTATCGTAGTGGTGACCACAGAAAAGTAAATCTCCAGTAGAGCCTTTAACCTGTACATAGGCTTGTGCTCCGCAACTATCACAGCGATCAATAGCCTTTAAAATATACTCTTTAGTCTGAACAGTTTCATGTTCTTGAACTATATTAGTCATAATACTATTATATCTCTACTTTCTGTTATCCGTTGAGTAAAAACCTGATCCATTAAAAACTACGCCAACAGATCCCCAAACTCTTGTCATAGATGCTCCACAACAAACTGGCTCTCTGTCTTCTCCAAAACCACGCTCAAACTCTATTTGAAAAGAACATGTTCCACATTTATAATCGTACTTTGGCATATATAAAGTATACCTTATGCAGATTGCATTGTCAATCTAGTATATGTGCGAATTCTGTGACAGTTAGCACATACGACTTCACACTTTTTAATTTCTTTCATAATTGCCTTCCAAGAAAATCCATCATGAATCATTCTAGAGACATTGTATTTTTTGTCTCTAATATGATCAAAATCTAAAACTATATGGTTGTTTTCTCCGCAGTCTACACATCCGCTGGCTTGCTTTATCTCTACCAGCCTTTTTTTATACTGCTGCTTTGTTTTATATGCTAATTCTTTTTCAGTCATAGCACTTTTATTATATCAAAATATAAAAGCCCCACACAGGGAAATCCAGGCACGAACGCCACGGAATATAAAGTAGGTAACTAATCCACCCTAAGATCCTGTGTGGGGTTCTACTATTTTATCTTACTTTTTAGCAACCTTAATTGCAATTTCCTTTGGCTTTTTTTCCTCTGGAACAATGCGATCAATGTCAATATGAAGCATTCCGTCTTTCATCTCTGCCCCAGTTACTTCCATATATTCACCAAGAGCAAATGTGCGGGTAAACTTGCGTGTTGCAATACCCTTATGAATTGCTTCTCCCTCAGTTTCTGTAGTAATTTCTCCCTTAACTATAAGAGTTCCATCTTCAACAGTTACTTTTACATCATCTTTTGTAAAGCCAGCAACTGCTACAGATAATTTATAGGTATCTTCATCTACCTTAATTAAATCATAAGGTGGATAAGATTGACGTGTTGCAGTATTGTGTACATGATTAAAGCGGTTCAATTCACGATTGAAACCAATAAAAAAAGGATCTTTGAAAAGATCCAGAGTATACGAACTTACCATTTTTTCTCCTTTTCAGCGAGTAAGTAGTGCACCCCCATTTGGCAGGTGCACTACCTATTATATCACTACTTAACTGATACTACAAGTTCTTTAGATAAAGACTTTATATAATCATAGGTTGCTTGATATGAACCCTGATAGTTCTTTGCCCAAAAGGCTGCAAATGCAGCGGTAGCAGGAGATGTTCCCATAATCCTCTTACCATTTAATTCATATGTTCCAAGAGCATAAAAATCTAACTCTGAAGCGCTATTACTATAGAGTTCAATGTTACCTCTTTCTCCAACTGCACCAACTGAGACTGCCTCAGAAATACAAGATGGGTAGTCAACACGAGTCTTGTCATATCTATTGCCAGCAGCAAATGCTGTGGCTACCCCCATACCCTGCAAAGAAATAATTGTGTTACGAAGATTTTGATTTACTGGACAATAATGACCTTTTCTTGCAAATCTATTTGATCCAAAAGAAACAGATGTTGCAACAATATTAAATTTAGTTTTATTTGAAACAACCCACTTTAATGCTTCATTAATAGTATTGTCAGTATAGATTCCAAGAGTTCCACTATTTGTCATTGGAACAATGCGAATAAATACAATGTTAACGTCAGGTCCAACAAACTTAGCCACAGATGACATTTGTGTACCGTGATCAAACATGTTCTTATATAGTTGGCTTGCTGGAAGCGTTGCTGCCCCAGGACCTTCCATGAATGCTTGTTTATTTGGACAACGTTTTTCTTCCATTAAGCACACTTCATGAATTACATTGACAACAGAGGTGTCAATTGCTGTATCAATAATTGCTATTGATGGTTTTTGATTTGCTGATACCGCTGGCAAAAATGCAGCAGTAAATAGAATTACTAGTAGCCCCACTACCTTTTTCATTTTTCTCCTTTTATATTAGATAAATATTCTAATAACGTGTTCGCATGGGTCGCCTCCTGCTTCCCATTCTTCTAACTCTTCTTCACTCATATATTGCATACCACCATCATGTGTGTGGCAATATGGATCACTAACCCAACCTCTTTCAATACCGTTCTGTAACCAAATGCCAAACTCTTGCTCATCTGGAGACAAATCCTCTTCAGTCATATGATTCATATATTTAGTATATACCTAAATGCTTAGAATGTCAATAGGACCTTTACAAGTTGGAGAGTGATTAATAGCAGCCTGAACTGCTGATACTGCTCTTTTTCTTGTATCTTTTGTTTTTTGTGTAGCATAAAGCGATCCTAAAGCAATATCTCCACCAGACCCCATAGTTAAGTAATCTTGTTCGTATTGTGTTAATGACATATCACCAGCACTGTGTTCATATATTTTTCCACGAATACAAATTATCATACCAAAATCACCAGATGAAGATGTATCAACCCACCACTCTTCATAAAATTTTCTAAGAGATTTAAGAAATTTACTATACATAAATTTGTCAACACTTCCACGACCCTCAAACTGTGGTGGTACAAATAAATGTCTTATTCTATCCCCATCCATAGATCCAGCATATCCAAATAGATATCCTTCTTTTTTCCAAATTTTTGGACTTGATCCAACACCAATAGAATTATCATCTGAAATACCACGATCTCCAGCCATCCAGATTTTATTGTCTATTGCATCTTTTACAGCGACTATACAGGTCATTTTCACCCCAGACTATTGTTGTTCCTTTAGTATACCAGGAAGATTTTAATACGTCAAATAGGCTTTATTTAATGTTTTGACCACAAGTTGGGCAGGTCTTGGGCGCAGAAACAGCCTCAGAAGGCTTAGATTCAGCCTGTGAAGCCCCTTTAAACTTGGGGCGACCAAATCCTACAATAGATACCTGAACAGCCTTTTTATTCTTCTTATATGCACGAAGTTTCTTTACAACTTCTCCGCCATTTCGCTGTGATTTCTTTGGGTCCCCTGAAGTGTTGCCTTCAATGCACCATACAGTTCCATCTTCATTGTCTTTAATAACAATGCCAACATGAGAAATACGATCTACGCCATCTCCTGGAAAATCAAAATAGGCAATATCTCCTGGCTCTGGATCACAAATTTGTGCATCATACCAACGACCAGACTTCTTAAATGCTGCTGCTCCACCTGGAGTATAGACAGTGTTTGGAACTTTTACTCCTGCTTTATCAGCACACCACATAACAAATGATCCACACCATGGCTGAAAATTAGCCTTAGTGAAAGCACCATACTTTGTTTCGTTGTCTTTAGGACCTTCTATATAACCAATTTCTTCTTTGGCTATTTCAATTAATTTTGCTGCTGTTCCCATTTCTGACATAATTAATCCTTATCCCAATCCTCATCTACTGGTTGCTGTTCTGGCATTTGACCATCTGGCTTTGCTGCAAGTCTTGCCATAGTTGCATCAATTTCTGCTTCAAGTTTTTTATCTGCTTGAGTATTCTTAGCATCCATTTCTTTATTGTCAAGTTGTGCTTTCATAATATCTTTAGCACCAGACTGACCAATTAATAATCCTGCCAATGTTCCTGTAATAAATGTTGCAACAGATCCAAGCACATTGAAGAACATCTTATCATTTTCTGATTGTGATCCTACTGGCTGTGTTACAAACAATAGTCCATATAGAATTCCAACCGAAGTTAAAAATAAAATTGAACCAAGAGTAATTCCTAGAATAAATTTTAATCTTGCATCTAATTCTTGTGGACTTAATCTTTCTTTACTCATTACCTACCCCTTTTGTTTTTTGATATTTATCCCATGTTGTTTTTCCAACTAAATCTTTTGAGCATAGTCCAACAGGTTCACAAATTGGTGGATTACATTCTGCCTTTTCCCAATTTGTTGGATCTTGGCAAGGATAACGATAATGACCGTCATAGCCACATCCCGTTAATAGTAGTCCTAAAAGGGCTACTCCAATTATCCTGATCATACCCACCATTATATCAGTTATTCCTTTTCTTCACGAAGAGGGATAGTGATTAGCCATAGCACTATTGATACTAGGGTTGCTATACCTACAATTTGCTGTGCGGTACCTGTGAGGGTAAGCCAAGCAATAAAAAAGCCCAAAATGGTAAATACCTGAGCAATACTTTCAATAATTGCAGCCTTAAACCACTTAAGTAGACTTTTAACTATCTTCTTAATCATGTTCATATTATAACCTCCTTATTGACATAACAGAACTAACTATATTTCCTACTAAAATAACAGGGACCACTACCTCTTGAACTTTTTCTCTTTGGTCATCTGTCATATCTTTGCCCCATTCAGATGGGCTAAAAACCTTATCAAAATCTATGTTTGTCAATGCTCCTAACGGATCAGATAGAAACTGGTCTGCTTGAGCCTCAGTAATAGCATCTGCTACCGTATATGGCATTGGGGCATCTGCATTTTGTTCTGCCTTGTCAGCAAATGTTGCAATAGCAATAGCAACTGCTGGGTTATCTTTTGCTGATTTTGCAAGAATATCTACTTCATTAGTTTTTACGCCAAGATTTTCTGCTACATCTACTTTTGCTTCTTCTGTCAATGCTAACAATGTATTTCCAATTGCAGCCATTTGATCTGCTGTAAGTTTAATTATTTTATTATCTTTACTTGTAAGGTTAGCAATAACTCTGCTTAAATCTTCTGTAGTACCTTCACCTTGTTGTGGAACAAGATTTATGATAGTATCTTCTTGTGATGGTTCTTCAGAAGGTTCGTCAGGAGTTGGCTCTGGTTCAGGAGTTACATCTAAATCTATATCCGTTGGCTGAGGTGAAGGCTCTTGTGAAGGCTCTGGAGTTGGATCAATCTCTTCGTTCTCCACATCTGTGGTATCAGGGCTTGGAGAAGGATTGGAATCTTCTGGTTCAGTTTGCTCTGCATTAT